TCATTGCAATACTCCGCAATCTCAGTATCAACAAAGATGACCTTAGCACCATTAGGAAATTTCTTCTTTAAAAATTTTACATCTTCTTCATCTGGTAAGGACTGAAAAGCGCATGGACGTAACCAAACATGACGTTCAGTTACAAGATTAATAGGAGTTTCACCTTGATATTGTGGGCTTAATCTAGCCCATCTCTCATATGGTTCACTTGAATTATTTTCACCTGGCTGAATGCAATCACGAATATTTGGATATTTTTCACGAGCTTCAGCATAATGAGTTTCAAATGACCAAAATAAATATGGAGTATCTTTAGGTTGACGTGCATAATTGGCAACCTTTACATAAAGGCCACCAAAAACTTGAATACTTACACGCGATTTTGGTTGAGAAGTAGTTCCAACAATACGTGAAACAATTAATTTCTTCTGTTGAAGTTGTGGCTGCATGGTCATCATGCAGTTTGGACAGAGTTCCTCACCATCTTGAAAATATTCCTGAGTAGGAACATCTTCATCACCTGGATTAAATTGATGTTCTAATTCTTCAGAAATTACTACATCAGACAATTGCTGACCACATGCATCACAAATAGAATATTCATGAAGTTCTTCTATATTTTCATATTTAGATTCTTTAATTTCTCCATATTCTTCAGATTCCTTAGTGCAAGTATATGCAGCAGTCATTCCCTCAGTGCAATAAATAAATAGTGCTTGAAGCCAGAGAAGATTAACATCATTATGACGATATACTAATTTAGCAATTTTATCTCCTGCCTTTGCAGTAAGATTATCAAGAGTATTATCTGCATCATCAGGAAAGCACTTTATTGCTGGAACAGTGACGGACAGAGCTGCAATAATAGACTCAAGATAAGCGCGGAATACGTTAACAGGCTTATCATAATAACTTTCCTGACCATTATCGTCCGCCGCCTGTGGGTCATAAATTCTCCAATCATGCGCGACTTCACTATACCATGTTCGAGTAAAACCCTCCCATAGTAACTTTAATCTCCTCCACTGTCTCACTTGTCTTTCACGAGTAGCTTGGTCTTCTTTCCAGAAGTCTTCAGCTACTTGTTTAAGTAATGATTCAGTTCGGTCGTCGTCAGATTTCTTAACTGTAAGGGCCATTACTTCTTTTTCTTCATGAAGCGTTCACGCAAAGTCTTAGGGGTTTTCTTAATAAACTCCTTAGCTATACCTTCCGGAACTTTATCAGAAGCTCCGTGTGCAGCAGCTTGCATTAATTTATATTGCTTACTACTTTTTGCTGGCATCTGGTGCCTTATAACTCGTTCCGGGAGGATTTAAATTAGCTTTTACTTTATCTTCTGGCACAGCATTATCTTCTGCAATCTCACGATAAACAGAATTAGCTGGGAGTTGACCTGGAGTATTGAAATTATTTGATACTCTTAAAATCTGAACTGTAAGAAATTTCCTACTCTTGTTAGGAAATTCTACTTCAACTACAGCTTCAGAAACAGCACTAGGGTCTCCAGATTCCCACCAATGCACTTCCATTGACTTAGCATGTTTCCACGGCATGATATCCTCCTACTTATTCATTCGCTTCTTAATATCTTCCATTAATTTCTTTTTAACCGCTTCCTGCTCAGGAGTTAGATTAGATGGAACAGACATCAATTCTGCAACACTCATCTTCTTCTCAGGTTTAACTAATCTTGGAGGTTGTTGACCTGTAGAAAGAATAGTAGGTTTAGGAGTAGAAGTAGGAGTGACAGGAATGCTCGGAACAGATGGAGTAGTTTCTACTCCAGGAGTTATTGATACAGCAGATGATAAAGTTGATGGAGATTGCGCTTGCATTGTAGGCGCAGCAGCCGCACGCGCACCTCTACTTCTAGGAATAGGAGGTCTACGAGTAGGGCCAGAAACTTCTAAATCTGGAGTAAGTGTAGTTGCAGGAGTTGAAGGAACTCCACCAGCAGCAATATTTAATGGAACACCCTGCGGACTTTTCATGGGTGTAGTATTAGGAATCATCCATGCTTCACTACCAACATAAGGATATCTTACTGCATCAAATCCTGCACGGGTAGCATCACGTTCTCCTAATCCCATAATTTTTCCTAGTTCTTGATAAGCTTCTTTACTAGTAAATCTTCTTCCTTGAAATCCTGGAACTTCACCATTCATTAACATATTATAATAATTTATATATTTCTTTTCAGATTCCGGATGCATACTTTTCATAACTTGATGAATATCACGAGGGTCTGGATTTACTAAATCTAAAACATTTTTAGCTTCTGGAACTACAGGAATACTAGCTCCTGTTTCCGGCATTCCCTCATCTAACATACCTTCCCAAAAATCATTTGTCAAATTTGTGTTAGGAGAAGTATATAATCCCTGTCCATGAGAACCTACACGTAATGAACTTTCATCAATTACGCCTTCTGGAAGAAGTTTCTTTGCATCTCTAGTTGCATGAACTAAATAGCCTTTAGGAACTAGTCCTCTGTTAACATAAGAAAGAAATGGTAATCCAGCTAATGATGTGATTGCTTTTTTAGCAGCAAGTTTACTTGGAATTACATCTGAAGCTGCACCAGCTAATTCTCCTATTCCACCTAAATAAGAATCATCTTTTCCACTGGTTCCAATGAATCCACCAGTTAATTCTCCTAACGCTTCCATTGTATCTTCAATCATTGCACGAGTAGGATGTTGCCTACGTCGTTCCATTACTTCTTCTTGTGTCTTTTTTCCATGAACTTGACGTTGTCTTTCAGACACACGTGGAGCTTTAGGCATTATTGCGCCGAGCCATTCGAGAGGATTAGCAGGCATTATTTATTACCTAATGATTCAAGTTCAGCGTCAAGGTTATCTGCTGTTACTTCTCTAGTCTTTTCAGCACGAAGTCTTGCAGCTAACTCTCTATCTTCTCGTTCTAATTGTGCGCGTCTAACTGCCCAAGGAATATGTTTGGGTGCGATAGGTTTGAAGTTATCTGAATTAACTACTTCAGTTTCAGACCTATGAGTTAATTCTCGAATTAATAAATTCTGAAATTCTAATTGAGATTTTAAAGTTTCACAACTTTGGCACACGCGCAACTCTAATTTCTGTTCATGTCTCAACTCCATTGTCCGCTGTTGGAGTGATTCACAGCGAGCACAATGTGGAGTGAACAGATGATGAAGCGCGTGTGCCAACTTATTATACCAATTCAATGTTTTCTCCTATGATATCTCTGAATAGCTTTAGTTCCATCATTACTTTCTAATTTTCTCATATTACGATAGAAACCAGTCCAATCATTTGTTGATTCAAGTAATTTTGCAAGAACTTCTTGTTTCTGAATTCTATTGAATTCCATTACAGAATCTCTTACGTAACTATCTGCGGCGTCGCACATATAACGCAAAGAGTCGATAGGGTCATCTCCATCAAACGCTTCAATATCTTCTGTGCGGTTTCTATCATATGTGCAAGTTTTGATAGCTTCAATTAATACAGGGCAGTTCTCAGTAATCAACATTCGAGGAATAATTTCTTCCTCTGGCTCATGATGTGAATACAAATTTAAATATTCTTCATAAGATTGTTGACCCTTAGCTCTGTAAATTCTTAAAGCAGTTTCCTCACTGTATGGCGGTAATGCTTCTACTGGTAACTTAGGCTTTGGTTTCCATCTAAGGAATTCATGGATTAACATTTTGCCAGCGATACGTGAGCCTGGCATATTATTAGTTAATTCAATTGGTCTACCTAATGCTTCTTCAATCTGTTGTTGAATTGTATGTTCTTGTCCACGCTCTTGACCAGTTGATTTACAGAACTTAATTAGTTTTACATTCTCACGCTCTGCATACCATTTAAGTTCTGGTGCCCATTCTTCAATCTTAATTCTTCGATAGCATAACTCTCTATAGACATAAAGTCTTTTATTAGGAGCTATTGCACCAAATCCAATCCATGTCATTGCTGCATAGCCCCAATCTCCAACAATTATTCTAGGCCACCATGCAGGAATTTCAAGTTCTGGAATTACATGTAATGCATTATCTGGTTCATCAGGATATCTAACATCTCTGAATTCATCAAAGACTTGTCCCTGAAATGCATTCCAATCTCCAAGTTTAGCTTTACGCTCTGCTTCGGGCAGAGCCATAATACTATTCTTGTAGTCCGGGTCTATATGAGGATTGTCAAGGAGCGTAGCGTGAACGTAAAATCTTTTAAGTCCAGCCTTACCAACTATAATCTTTCCACCTTCAGGCCACGGGTCAACAAATCTTTTCTTTACAAATGTGTGTCCCTCACCACCAGGCATTCCTGCACCTCTAATGATGGCAGGTAATGTAGGGTCACTTGTCCTAACTCTTGTAAGACTGATATACAAATACATGTATTCAGTGTGGTGTGTGAGTTCGTCTGGAGTGTATAGATTAACTTCCATTGAGTCATAGTTATGAACATCTTTCTCGTGTTCAATATGACCTAAGAAAATTCTCGCTCCAGAGTTACGATATCCACTACCGAATTGGTCCTCTCTAGGAAATGTCCAAACCATATCGGTGAGATTAAATGTCGCACCGAACTTTGGATAAATTTCATAACTTCTAGGAACAATTTCTTTTTTTAATTCTTGATGAGTTCTACGAGTAAATAACTGTTTAAAACGGGGATTCTTATGTAATGAATGGATAACGGGATAGACAAGTAGTAAGTCGCTTTTTCCTCCACCCACGCCTCCACCGAAGAATCCTTCTTTAACGGACCAAGGTAAGGAGAGAAAAATTTCTTGCTTGGGTGTAGGTCGCCACTCACTGGAATTAAATGCCATTAAGCAGTAACTCTAACTAATGCTGCCCCAGTTGTGCAACGCACAAAAGCTGCTGCAACTTCTACACTAGCATTAGCAGATATAGATGCAGAACTTCCAAATGCATCATCATTATCTACTTGTAATGCTACATTACTAAATAGTAATACTCGTCTAGCTGGCATAGCATAAACTACATTCTGAGTAAGTTCAAGTAAATTACCGATAGTTAATGTAGTCATGCTACTACTCTAATAGCTGTAGTCGCAGTAGTTGAACGAACATACTGCGCACTAGTTGGTGTGCTTGTATTACCTGAAATAGAAGCTGATGTTACAAATGTTACATCATTAGATACTTGCACAGCTTCAGAACTAAATAACAAACACTGACGTGCAGGTAGCCTATAGATTATATCTTCTTCTAAGATATGCACAGGTCCAAGAGTTAATGTAATTTCTGCCATAATTTCCTCATGGCTGACAATACAAACTAGACCAAACATCACCAGCTTGTATTGGCCTGCTATACCCAGGAATTGTTATTGCTCGTGCAGGTGTCGGAACGCCAATGGCTATATGCACATTAACTTCCGTCATCACTCCGATTGCAAACATTCCCGGTAACGCATTCGGTTGTGTTCCAGTAACGTAACCTTGTATTACTGAGCAACGCGAACACGGAATCCCGTTCTGGCCGCAGGCATAGCCAGCCGAGAAAAAGACGCTGCATTACTTGGATTACTTCTCAATACATCTGTTCCAGCTACGACTACTGCGAATAACACTCCAGTATACGCACCGATAGGAAGTGCGAATAGCGGACCTACGTTATTACCAGTGTCGTGCATACAAAGTCTACCAGCTACTAAGTTGTCATCCCAAACTAAATATCTGGGGTTAATTGTTCCTGTAGTTCCAGGTTCTGCTGTTAGATTACATACTGTAGTTCCTACAGCGAATCTATAAGTTGAACTTGAAGCTCCTGTAATCTGTAAATCGTAATGTGTAGGGGGAACCGTTTGTGCAAATGCAAGTGTCGGCGCAAGACACAATGCAACAAACAATTTCTTCATGTTACCTCACTCATTTAGAACTATGGTCTCGAACTGTTCCTCTCGCACCATTTGTGGTGCATAAAATGTTATTACCGGTCCATTTACTGTAGTTCCTTTAGTATCTGGAGGTTCCATATTCTTGATAATCGCTGACATATTCTTAGCTACTGTTGATGCTTCTAATGCTGATAGTTTTTCTAATTTATCATCATCAATTACACCAAGAGATTTATATAATCTACCTGCTGCTCTTTTAGTGATTCTCTTTCTAGTTTTAGTTAGATGGTCTGATAAATCTTCATTAGGTTTATTATATGTAGCCGTGCTGGTTGCGCCATGCGTGTATGCTGATATTGAACTCTTAGATAATCCTAAGAATTTACCAATCGCATTAGCCGCGCCTGAACCTTCTTCAATTGAACTTTCACCGATAAGCCTTCTAATAGATTGAGGAACTTCGGTGTTT